AGGATTTCCTCCGGGATATCAAGCATTAAACCGATCCCTCCTCAGTCACCAGAAGGACAAGGCTTGTTTGATAAATACCGGGTGCATTTTTCGTCCACTGTGGTAATCCGCGAATTGTGCCAATATAATATTTTCCGTCGCCAGTTATCTTGACCGGAGTTTTGATTGATTTGTAGGTATCGATAGTTTCTTTTGCTGCTACTGAGGTGACAATTAAATCAATGGCGCATGTCCGCGCCGGTTGTCCGATAGTCTGGACATGAAAAGAACCGTCCAAGAGACGGTTTTCTACTTCCAGGACTTCATAATCCGGAATGACGGAGGTAACGTGTGACGTAATGAGAACGTCGGCAGTTGTGTATAGTCCTGCCATTAGATCCTCGTCTCCCTTCTGAGTGTGTTCTTGATTGCCATTTGAGCTATTGCGATCATTTCGTCTTTGTTGTTTACGCCCCTAACGGTAATTGTACCAGTGTGATCAATTGTTTGGTTTTGTATTCCTGTTTTTGGATCTGAAACATTTTCGCCATCTTTCAAAAGCGCCAGTCCTTCGCCGCCCGGTATTTTAGCCTTAAATGTACCGCCACCATGAAATTCTGGAATAGTGTCTAGGTCATTATTAAGACTATAACCAGCGCCGGGGGATTCAACTTGTCCAAAACTCTCACCGGAACTTAAACCACCGCTAGTGCTTACGTTTACACTAAATGACAAATTAGATAGGTTTGAAAGTTTAGCTATTAAGCTATCCACTGCAGTTATGGCGCTATTAACAGAACTACTGTCCAAGTTTACGGGAGTATTTTTGCCACCCAAGTCGGTTAGGGTTTTAGTAAAATTATCTGTTTTTTCAGTTCCTTCCTCAATCTGATCGTCATCAACTTTTACTTCTACAGTTTCAATACTCGCACCCTTTAGTCTGCTTTCAAGCTCCTCTGCACTAAAAGCGGCGTGATCTAATTGGGAACTATCCACCTGTAAAGTTGTTTTTTCGGCAGATAATCTATCGGTCTTTTCCTTCAACTCGTCTGCTTTTTTCTTGGCTTCTTCAATTTTTTTAGCGCTTACGTCTATTTCTTTTTTATCTCCGGTTAACCCAAGTTTTTCCCTTATCCATTTAACTCCTTCGTCTATTTTACTAAATAGCCAGCCAAGGGCATCTATCAGCGGTCGTATAGGTGCCGTGATAAACTCCCACACCATAATCATTACATCCTTAAACCCTTGAAACTTAGCATCTATGGCATCTACGACAAACATAATCGCGTTTTTAATACCGTTCCAAATATCGGCACCAAGTTGTTTTAATCCGTCCCAATGCTTAATCAGCTGATAACCAAGGTATATTATACCTGCAATTGCCAGAGCAAAAAGAGTTATCGGGTTTAGTAAAAGAGTCATGAGTGCTCCGCCAAGCGCTGTAATAGCCCCTGTAACCATTGGTAGGACTACTGAACCAAAGGAAGTAAAAAGTAATATTATAGCCCTAATCGGTGTTGTAAAAGCTGTAAGCCATCCTATAACTAAAGGCATATTAGCGGTTATCCAAGCGAAACTAGCAATTAATTTTGCGAAATAACCGACAAGAATCATAAGTATGCCACCTGCAATGAAAAGCACCGCAGTAATAGCGATTATGGCAGTAATAGAATTTTTAACCCATTCGGGCAATGATCCAAAAGCCTGCGTAATGGCAGTTAAACCTTTTACTGTTAAGGTTAGTATAGGCAAAAAGGTATTACCAATAGATATTTGCAGATCCTCTAATGCACTTTCAAATATTTTCATGCTGCCTTTATAGTTATCTAATTGCTTTTGGGCGATCTCTGCTGCTTTTCCTGTGCTGTTTTCGAGTTCTTTTGTGTATTCGCGGAGTTTCTCCGGCCCCGCATCAAGTAGTGCCAAGAGTGCCGGAGCACCACGAACGCCTGCCAGATATGCTGCTACTGCAAGTTTTTGCTTGTCTGTAGCGTTTGCCGTAGCATCAGCGATCCTCTGGATTATATCCGGGAAGGGCAGTATTTTACCTTGTGCATCCTCTATGCTTATACCTAACGCGGCCATAGTTTTGACTACTGCGCTTGGTTCCGTTGAAAGTCTCAGAAAAATATTCCTGAGCGCAGTACCAGCCATATCAGCCTGAATACCTGCATTACCTAAAAGCCCTGCTGCTGCTGCAACTTGCTCCAATGACGCGCCTGCCGCTTTTGCGACAGGACCGACATATTTCATAGTTTGCCCCAGCATTTCAAGAGTGGTATTTGATGTAACAAAAGTTTTAGTTAAAACGTCTGCAACTCTGCTTGTATCGCTTGCCTGGATGCCGTATGCCGTCAGAATATTGGACGCTATATCTGCTGTTCTAGCTAAGTCAACTTGACCTGCCGCAGCCATACTCAAAAGACCAGGCATAGCCGCAATTACATCATTAGTTCTATAGCCAGCCATCGCGAGGTACTGCATCCCCTGGGCTGCTTCAGTGGCCGTATAAGCGGTTTCTCTGCCCATTCTCCTTGCAGTTTCTGTTAGTTGTGCTAGTTCCCCGTCTGTGGCACTAGATAGAGCACCGACACGAGACATTGCTGATTCAAACTCGGCAGCAACTTTTACCGATGATCCAAGTCCGGCAGCTATACCTACCCCAATGGCGGCAACACCTACACCGATTTGTTTTATGGATTTTAGTACATCCCTGTTCATCCTGTTAATGTTTCGCGTTACTTGTGTCTGGACATTAGAACTAAACCTTGTTATGTCCAGCGTTGCCCGCTGTAAGTTTGCCTGGAAATTTTCTGTGTTAAGACCAAGCGCGACAACAAGGCTTCCCAATTTTGATGCCAAATATATTCACCTTCTTTCAGAAGGAATCTTTTCTCTTTTAGCGAATAGTTTATGGAAAAGGAGCGATGCATAATGGAAAAAGAATATAAATCAGGAGAATTGGGCATTGAATCAAAGCCAATAAAAACAAAAGGTTGTCTAATTTCATTGGGTTTATTTATATTTTTTGTGGTATTAGTTTCATCATGCGCTAAGCCGGAACCAGAAGACAGCGCCCTGAACGCTTATTTAATTTCTCAGGAGTTTGTTTCAGATCAACTCAAATCACCATCAACAGCAAAATTTCCACCATACTCGGAATCTTTTATAACTGATTGGGGGAAAGGGAAATATGTTGTAAATGCTTATGTCGATGCTCAAAATTTATTTGGTGCTGTAATTAGAAATAACTATAGAATCACCGTTACCTGTACAGGGGATAAGAATTGGATATCGGAAAACTTACGCATTTGGCAGTAAAGGCAGACCTAAGAGTCTGCCTTTGTCATGTCATTGCCGCCATAAGCCGTATTTAAAGCCTTTATAAAATCCAACTGATCTTCCCATTTCTGCTTTTTGTTTTCTTTCTTTGGCATAAAATCGTTTGGTGTATAGGGTTTGGGGTTTTTCTTTGGATCCCGATTACAGTTGGCTATTGTTGATGCTACAATACCGAAACGGAAAAACTCACGATCCTCCCGTGCATTATAGCCTTCTAATACGTCTGACCACTCATTAGGAGTTAAGCACCAAAACTCCCAAGGTTTAAGGCCGACTATGTAAGCTGATTTCTCAGCTTTTTTAATACTATCAGAAAAGCGAAGGTCAGCTAATTCACTGCCTCCGCTGTCTGGTTTCCCTCTGTGTCTTCTTCTTTTCCATCACCCAAAACGCCGGACATTTTCAAGGCCACGCCGATAAAACTACTCAGCGTTTCGAGTATACCGCCATCTTCGATATATCTCTGTACGATACTTCCTGCTCTCTCAATGGTCATTCCCTTGTCCTGCCATTTAAGACCGGCCCAAGTCAAAAGCCTGATTGTGCTTATACCAGCCTTTTCTTCGGATAGAAATTTTGCGATACCGCAACCGGCTTTATCCTCTAAATCGGCAATGGCATTAAAGTCATAGCGGAATTTCCTTGGCTTGTCCAGTTCAATTTCAACGCCTCTATTTTCGATCATTTACCGATACCTCCTATGATGCTGCCCTAGACAGATAGACCGTATACGTCTTGGCGCTCTTATTAGTTTCAGTTACGGTTATCGTAATCGTAGTAACACTTCCTGCCGCGCCTAATGTGATCGCGCTTGATTCCACTCCGGTTGCTACCGTATTTCCATTTACAGTTATTACACCTGCCGATGCTGTCGGGGTTACGGTTACGCTTGTTACGCCGGCTAAAACAGTAGCTACATAAGTAGTTGTCCCTTGTGCTTTGGCCGGGGTAACTACTGCACTCTCACTAATCACAAAGAACGGAGTTGTAAGTCCGGCAGAAACGGAGGTTGTAAGTGTTGGCTTGCCAGTTATTTTAACGGTTGCCGAAAAAGTTATCTTATCATTATACTTTGCCCCTGTCTCAAATCCAGTTACAATTGCCGAAAAAGCCCATGCTGTGCCTGTGGCATCCGGGAAAGTGATTGTAAAATCTTGAATTGTACCGTTATTGAAATCTGTTAGCAGTGCTGCTTGACCATTTGTATCACCGGGAATAAAGTTACCACCAATAGAAACATCCCCGCCCTCTTTGATGCCCTGGATAAATTCTTTATACCCATCTGCGGAATCGTGATTAGTGGTCTCAATAGTATCGGCTTTAAGTTTTACGCCGTCAACTGTGTCAATCTCAGCAATTGCTACGCCAAGGCGCTTTAGTTTAGTTCCAAAAGCTGATGTGCCCATAAGTTTATGCCTCCCTTTTTAATTTTTCGAGCATTATAATTATCCCATTTAAATTATTAATGTGTTTTCTGTGGTCGGTGTAGAGTTGTAAAGCAAGCGCAACATTTAGCACTAGAGAGAAAAATAAAATATACGAAATTGCTCTATACCTCCCTATAATGTATTACCGCGTCAATTGGTACGTGGTATTCCTCCACGTTATCGTCGTATTCGTCAGACACATCTCCATATGCATATGAATCATCGCTACAAAAAACGGCCTGAACTTTCGCGTTTTCCGAGGGCAATCCTTCAAGAGCGGCGATCACTAAATCTGACAGGTCTTTTGCTTCTTCATAAGTACCGCCATAGCAGTCAACCTGCATCCTCGGAGTAGATAGCTTATTTGCACCGCTGTGTGTGTATTGTCTACCTGAGCTTACTTTAAAATAGGTAATGTATGGTGCCTTAATTTCCTGCGGAGCGACAACAGCGTATACCTTTGCCTCGATCAGTGAGATTAATTCGGCGCTAGCAGACAGGCAATCATACACGGCTTTTTCGACGCTCATCTGCCCGCCTCCTCAATAATTTTCCTTGTCCCATCCTCAATAATTTTGAGTGCTTCATTTCTTTTAACGTCAACTGCCGGACGAAAAAACGGGTAAGCATTGACTTTTCCGCGCCTCTGACCTTTGATTATTAACCTGTGCCCGTATTCCACCAAATGCGCATGAGGTGAAATTTTGTAATCAACTGCCGATAAAAATATGCTTTGATAGCCCTTAGAAATCCATCTCTTGGTTACTATCCCTCTCTTAAGGTTCCCTGTTTCCCCTGTGGGTGCGTTCCTCCTTGCTTCTTGCGTAATCACATCAGTAGCCCTATAAATTATCATTTCTACTTGCTCTGGTTTAAATTTATAGGGCTAATCCTTAATTGCTCTATAAAGTTCCTTATCGCCACTAATGCTTATTATTCCAGCCATTTAGACCACTTCCTTACACATCACGTACAACTCCCGCCGCTTGCCATCCTGATCATTAGCACCAACAATATCATACGTCCTGCCATCGTAAACTACTTGCATTTTTGCGTTTACGCCTGCAAGATACCGAATAATAAACAAATCCGTTGTCTCGGCGTTGACCTTCTGTGCCGCAAAAAACTCTCTGGATGATTGATGCACCTTCTGTGCCCAAACTGTTGCAAGAGTTGTCCAGGTTTTTACAACGCCGCCGCGATCTCCTTTGGTGGTGGTCAGTTGCTGGATTGTTATTCTGTGTCTGTATTTGCCTGCTCCCACAACTACCACCTCCTACACCAAAATTATTCTGTCCTGTCCAAGTAAAGCAGAAACGGTAAATGGTATTTCTCCGCTGACAGTTCCGTCTACTATGGGTTCCCGTTTCTCGTTCCAGTGGGAAACCAGGAATAATATTGCTTGTTTAATTTTCTGCGGCACATCGTTGGTGGTAT